GCGTGAGCATGGGTGGCCGACGAAGCTGACGCTTTGGGAAACGGACGGCCCCGAACTGGATGCGCTGGACGAAGCCACGGCGAAGGGCATGATCGAAGCCGCGCTGCCTGTGGATGCGGACTATGTGATCCCGCCGCCGCCCGTGTCGTATGTGGCGACCTTCACCGCAGAGCAAATCGTCTCGCAGTATTTTAGCGCCTACCAAATCGCCGCCCTCCAACGCCTTGAGATGGCCCTGCTTCAAGCAGGCAAGCCCCTCGGCCCGAAGATGACCGCCGCGAAGCAGTGGCTTGAAACCGTCATGCTTTCATGGGCCGCATCCCCGACACCCGCACCAGCGGAGGCTTTCGGCGTGCCGCAGGCGACCTTTGCGGAGGCGAGCGGGGAGGCTGTGGCGGGGTTGCAGTCCTGAAAGAAATCGTAGCGCGTTTTTCTTTCGCAAATAGCGAACAAGGCAGGCTTTGACACCCCGGCGAGGGCATGAACTTGCTTAATACGGCACTCGGAAAACTGCGCGAAAAATCCACCTGGGCCGGGCTGGCTACGCTTGCCGCCGCCGCAGGCTGGAAGCTCTCGCCGGAGGAATGGAGTTCCGTGGCGGCTCTCGTCATCGCGGCCATCGGCGTCTGGGAAGTCTTTCGCAAGGACGGCAAGTAATGCGCCACATCGCCGTTGTCTTGGCGTTGTTTTGCGCTTCCTGTGCCACGATGCCGCCGTTGCAGGGCGAGGGCTTGCCCTTGGCTAAGTCGGGCTGGCGCATGACGGGCGGAGCGGACTTTCAGAAACAAGTCTGGTTCGTGACTTTCTGGCGTCCGTGGGGAGAAGTCGAAGCGAAAGCGGCCATCGATGCCGACAAGATCATCCTCCCCGAATGAGACGCCGCCCCGTGGTGACGATCAACGGCGAAGTCCTGCGCGCAATCTTCACCAAGCCCACGCGATCTGACACGCGGCCCCTGCTCACACGCCTGCTCACTTCGATTCAGCCCGTGATCCGCATTGGTCGCCGGGGACTGTCGTTCATCGGGGTGCGGGGGCGGGTGGAATTTTAACAAGCAGATGAAAGCAATTACAGCATGGTTCAAGAACTCATTCGTGGAATTTCTCAATGGCCTCCAGACGATCGGCGCGCAATCGCCCTTGCCCTTGTCCGCCGACTTAGCGCCACCGACTTGTCCGAAGTGCTCGTCGCCGCTACCGACCGCCTCCAAGCCGAAGCGGCCAAGCGCCGGAAAAAATCTCACGGGCGCAAAGGCTGATTTCCAAAAGCTGCTCGATGACGCGGGCGTGCGCTACTTCACGGCTGACGAAGTGTTTTATCGGGGCGCGCGGGACGCCAAGCTGCAACTAAACACGGACCCTCCGCGCAGCTTGTGGCCGTCCTTGCTGGCCGTAACGAAGGTTGCCGACGAGGCGCGGCACAGGCTATGCAAGCCGCTGCGAATTAACTCGGCATACCGTTCGCCCGCTTACAATCGCGCGATCTCTGGCGCTTCTGCGAGCATCCACGTGCGAGGCGGGGCGCTTGATCTTTCTGGCTCGCCCGCTACGTTGCACCGCATCCTCAAAGAAATGCGCGCAGAGGGGCTATTCCGTGGCGGCATTGGCCGCTACAAGACCTTTTGCCATGTGGACGTTCGCGGAAAGAACGCGGACTGGCAGGGCTAACAACATGAAAGGAGGAACACCATGCGAAGCAATGACCTTGGCTTTGTCTATCCGCCAGTTGGCGGCGGCATCGGCTACGTCGAGCGCATCAGTCCGAATCGCCGTGCGCGGCGGTTCAGCCTGCGGCGTTTTGTGAGACGTTTAGCTATGTTGCTGGCTTAACTTTGGCGGGGCGCCGTAGCGAGCACCGTATGGTGTATCAGACGCGGCCCGATGCGGGTTCAATGCCCGGCCCCGCCCCAAACGCATACAGTCTGCGCGATAGTCTAAGCGTGGCTTGAACTATTCGACAAAATCGAAGCGTTGCCGATATGTCGAAGTCTTAAACACGTTGGCCGCAACGTGTGCAAAAACCTGTCATTTTTCGACAGGTTATCGCCAAGTCATCCAAAGAAAGCCGACGTTCGCCAGGGCATACCCGCCAAAGGCCACGGCCATGGGCGCGTTGCCGTCGCGCAGAAAGCCCGTCGCCGTGAGAACATACAGCCCGGTGCAGGCGAGGAGGGGATAGAAGGTCATTTGTCCCGCCTATGCTGGCCGATGCTGATTTTGCCCTCGGTGAACGTGTTGGCGAGCCAGCGTGCGACAACCGAAACCAACCGCTCATGGTCGCGGACATGGGTTTCGTCAGCGCACACGAAGTTCACATGGGCAAGCTCGTGCGCGACGATGCCGAGCAGGTTGTCTTTCACGGCCTTCGGGTGAAAGTAGACCACGCGCTTTCGGTAGTTCACTTGGCCCTCGCAAAGCTCGCGGTCGGGCGGGCGCTGCACCCGCACCGTCCACCATTCGCCATCGAGCTTGAAGCGCAGCGTCGGACGCTTGCTCTTGCGCTTGCGTTGGTCTGTGGCGGGCTTTTTCATTTGAGGCGGTAGTGCCGCAGCGCCAAAACCTTCTGGCCGCACTGAACTCGAAACATAGCCGTCTCGCATCGGCCCTGTTCGGCGGATTTGCGGATGAGCTTCGCCATGTGCGATTCCGACTTGCCGAGCATGACGGCGATTTCGCTCATGCGGAGCCAGCCGGGCGGAACCTCGTCGGTGGCGGCTTGGGTCGAGAGGGCCGCGCACCACTTGGCGAGATCGGGGTCGGGTTGGGCGCGCTTGCTCATAGCGGCAACTGGTAATGCGGATCAAAGACCGCGATGTTCACCGTGCAGTGAGAGCCGTTGAAGTGGCCGTATGCCGCCGCGTGACGCCATCCGAGGGTCTGCCGGCGCTGGGCCGAATAGCCAATGTCCAGCTTGATGCCGCAGCCGATGTTATAGCCGATGGCTTTGGCGTGAGTCCTGGCTGACTCCATCGCCACGCGGTGCGTGTGGCCCATCACAATGCTGCGCCCGCTCATTTCTGCCGCGTCACGAGCGGCAGAAACCCCATACAAAGATCCGTGGGTGAATCCCGTGTCTCCGAGCAGGAACACGCCCGCTGGGTGAACGCCGACGTAAGGCACGACCTGGCACTTAATCTTGCCCATCTCGTCCATGATTCGGCCCATGACGTTGCCGGCGGCGTAGGAAAGGACGGCGTTGGGCGAATGGGCCAACTCGGTTAGTCTCGCCTCATGGTTGCCGAGAAGGTAGACGTTGGGCTTGAGTTGCTTGAGGAAAGCCAACCCCTGCATGAGATCATCAGCCAGGTCGGCGGCGTGGTCTGCGCTGTCCGAGTCTTTGCGCGCTCCAGAGCGGAGGCACCGGGCATCGATGGCGTCTCCAAGGTGCAAAGTGAACTGCGGCTTCCACGCTTCTTTAAGCCGAAGCATGGCATCGAGGGCGCGGGGGTCGGCCTCGGCCCCGTGGGTGCAACTGACTGCCAAATACTTTTGCCAGCCTTTGGTCTTGGACGCCACGAAGCGGCGGCGGGTGTCAAAGCCCTTGTCATAGCCCGGCAGTTAGGGGTCAGAAGTTGGACGGGATTTGACCCCGAATTTACGCTATGCTGGCAATCGTTGGCAACGCTTCTGCAAGTCGTTGACTATTAGAGGCGACCGCTCCCCTCGAAATCGAGCGTTGGGTTAAACCAACCGTGGGTTCGAATCCCACCCCTTCCGCCACTTTTCTCTGTAAAAGCCGCACAAGCTCAGACACTTACGCCGCTCCAGTGTCTTTGCTTGTCGCGGCTTTTCGTTTGGCAATGTTGGCAATTAAGCGTAGGGTTTTGGCAATTATGGCAATGGGACGCAACATTAACCCCGTGCGATTCCGAGTGCGGCGGGCCAACTGGAACAAAACAAACCCGTGGTGCTGCGACTTCTTCGCCCACGGCAAGAGGGTTCGAAAGTTTTTCCCGACTGACGAACTGGCGTGGGCCGAGGGGGCCAAGCTGACGGCCCGCGTGACCGAGAAGGGGATGCAATCGCTGCACAATCCTGACGGGCTGACGGTCAAGGCCGCATTGCGGATGTTCGTGAACGAGGCCGATCCGCAAAGCAGCAGCCACCAGGAAAAACTCGGCATCTTTGAACGGGCGTTTGGCAAGGCGTTTCGCGGGGCG